CGGCACTAATGAGCCGTCCGTAGGGGCACGAGACGTGGCGTCCATCCACTCGGAAGATCACTTGACGACGACTCCCTCGCAGCATCGGTTTGGGTTCGCGGATCTGTAGATCCGGATCCCTCCAGTGCTCGATCAGTCGAAGGCAAGAAGATATCCCTGTTGATGGGCTCCTGTCTCGTCCCCTTGTTTGTGGCAGAGCCTTCGCTTTTCCGCAAATACTCCGACCAGTCCAATTTGAGGTGTTTGGAAATCAGTTCGATTGTCGTCGTTCTGCTAACCTTACGCTCAGCGGTTGACCTTGACAGGATGTTAGTCAGGCGTGCAACCTTCTTCTTGGACTTCAGGTGACAGTTCTTAGAAATGATGTGCCTCGCGGCCTTCTTATTCTTTGAACTCAGTGATGAATTCTGGATCATCTTCAGCAAGGATTCTAGGGAGGTCTTGTCAAGTTTCCGCCTACGGCGGTCTCGGGCCAACCACTCCTTGCGGCTGATGGGACGTGTCTCGACCTTGTCATTTCTTAGGTAATGAGAGGTCTGAGAAGCAGCTTTGACCGCGATGACCGCGTCGCTAAGCAGGATGGGGTCTTTGATCCTCTCATGCCCGGTCACGCTAGAGTCGCGCAGCTCTTGAAGCACAACTGCTGTGTCTTTGTCTTCAGTAATACTATTGTTAACCTTCCCTTCCTTGACAAGAAGGGCAAGGCCACCAATGGTTAGTTGACCGAAGCCATTTCCACCGTGCTCCACACGTCCTGGTCCAGTGCCTCGTGGAATGAGGTGCCGGCGCACCTGGTTGCTGACTTCCGGAAGGAAGGTGTTCTTCCTCAAGTTTTCAGCAACACTGTAGCAATTCTCGGTTTGTCTGGCGATGAGCTTGGCCGCGGTTATTTCAGAGAGGTGACCCACATCGTGGGCCTCTGCTCTATCCCCGACTTGCTCGACAATCCGTTCGCAAAACACACCCCGTTTGCCGAAGAACGATTTGGACTTGTTCACCACCAAGCCCATCTCCTCCAGGCAGGCTTCGTATCTGTTCGCTATCGGTCTCGACCAGTAGCCTACCAGATCGTCGCCACACACGGCGTATGTTTCGCGTCTTGCTCCTGCTTTCCACGCAGCATAGCTGTTGATGAGAGATAGGATTATCCATGTGGGGCCGAGGCCCATGTGGATCCCCCTTGTCGTGGGGGGGCTATCCCCGTCAGAGGTTCGGACGCGGTGGGGTCCGAACATACGCTTAACCACACGTTTGTCTTCATCGTCCATGCCGAGCTTCTCACAGAGGAGTAATCCGACGTGAGTCGCAAGGCGATGGTCGATGTAGTCAGTCGCTCTCGAAAGATCTGCAGAATATACACAGGCTTTTCGCCTTCCTGTTGACTGCTTTTCCAGAGAGATCGGCGTGTTGGTAAGCATCTGACGAGTTACCGCGAAATGTCGTAACTGACTAATCCAGAGGGATGTCAGTCTTCGCGCGTTATGAATCTCATCAGCAGGATGAAGAGTCACCACTCTCACCTTACCTCCCTTCTCCACGAGGGGTAAAGGTTTGAGTGGTGTTGGAGAGTCTTCCTTGATGTACCTGCGACGGCAGGCCGCACCATCTGGGAGGCAGGTTTTACCTGTCCCCGATATGTAGTGCGCGACGCTGTCGGTCAGGACCTCGTCAATTTTGGCGAAGGTTGCTTGATGACTCGGGTGGGGACCGTCTAGCTTGCTAGTACCACGAACCACATCGGCGTAATCATCTTCAAGGAGATCTGACACTAGGTCATGGAAGTCCTCTACAGAGGCAGCCATATTCTCTCCGCTCTCCGCCTCAACCAACGCGGCGGCATTGCCGCCCTGCCTGCGGCTCTTTTCGAGAACCGCGTGGTCGTTGGGAAGAGGCCAACGAGTTTTCTCTTCATCTCGAAGTTTTCGAATAGGGAGGACCTCCATGTACTTGGTAAGTCCTTCAAAGTGCTTTTCGGCCACTTGCGCTTTACTATTCCAAACTTCGACCGTTTTCATCACTGAAGCATTTTGGTCGGTCTCCCGTACCTCCCACCATACAGCACGCCCAACCGTTGAGGCCAGGAATTCGTTCCGGGCCGATGATCGGTTGGTGTTGTGGAGGGAGGCATGGGATCTCGACTCATGGGAGAACTCAGAGAGGGCCTTCGGTCCCTCCCTGATCAGCCTTGTGAAGAAGCTTACGAAACGCTTTAGCCGGCAGGCGTCTGCTGCCCCCTTGGTCAGGGGTCGCCCGTATCTTAGGATGTGGGCGTTGGCTATTGCGACGTAATGTCTCTTCACGCTGCGATATCTCGCATACTTAATGCTTGTCACCTGTTTTTCGCAAGACTCGATCTCGATCTTGAACCTTGCGACACTCCGAGTTGCGATGTTCCACCGTGAACAAT